TGGCAAGGATCTCCTACAAAGAGATCCCCAACACTTAAGGGCAGTACCTCGCAAGCTGATGCCTTACTCTATGAGTTGCTACTCACAGATAATACATCTACCCTAAGTCATATTCAGCGGCATAGCATGATCTACGATCATGTTTTTGCAGCAATCGATTGGAAGAGTTTTGTAGACTCTGCCCACATCGATGATGTGACTGAAGGACCTATGTTTGCGGGGGAGGTGCATTTCCTTCAGGAACCAGGCTATAAGTTAAGAAGCATTGCTTCTCCTTATCGGTTATTCCAAGTGGCATCTGAGCCACTAAAGAATGACCTTAAGGCTATTATAGCTAAGGTCCCTTGGGATTGTACTCACGAACAAAGCCGTGCATTCCCAGTCATTCAGGAAGCTCTCCGAAGTGGTCGGACTGTCTACTCAGTAGACTTATCCTCCGCAACGGATTACTTCCCGCTTGACCTCCAAGAGATTGTTTTGCAAACAATCTATGGCAAAGAATGTCCTTATGTATCTCTGTTCCGAGAAGTTTCTCGAGCAAAGTACAGTTCGGATATCGGGCCAATAAGTTGGAACAAGGGTCAGCCTTTGGGCTTTAACCCGAGTTTCTTCTTATTCACCCTGACTCATGGTCTCCTCCTCCGAGCCTTATTAGGCAAGGAATGGAACAATGAGTTCTTTGTGGTGGGTGATGATGTTGTTATTACTGATGGTACTTTGTACCAAAGGTATAAAGACATCCTCACTACCTTGGGATGCCCCTACTCGCCTGAAAAGACCCTTGTATCTAACAAACTTGCTGAGTTTGTTGGAAAGGTTATCTTACCAGATGCTGTCCTACCACAGTTAAAGTGGCGGGATGTATCTGACGATAACTTCCTGGATCTTGCCCGGCTTGTGGGACCTCGGATACGGCGGCTTCTCTCTAAGAAGCAAGCTAGGGTGTTAGACGTATTTGCACACGTCTCACACCTTGTTCATCCTTATGGATTGGATTGGTCTTATCCAGGGTCAAACCTGGAGAAGATGATCCGCCAAGGGATGATGCTTACCTTCGAAGAGAAGGTTCTTGGTTCCCTAACGGGACTATGCAGGAGGTTGAATAATCAGTTGTATTATGATTACAAACCCCTTGCATCGGACCTTGTAGGCTACGTCAAAGTTGACGAAGCTGTAAAGGTTGCCGAGACCTTCGACGAGAAGGTCGTGTCGGTATTCCGAAGCCTAGGTTATTCTCGTATATCATACGAGTATTTCCTGGAAGGCTTGAAGGACATACCTGTGACTCTCTCGGGGTCTGATAAGCCCCCTGAGTTGCCACTAGAGAATCGTCTCCCTGGGCGGGATACGCTTCTCAATCGGTTGTCTAGGTTCTTGCGAAACAAGAATCCCAAACTGGAACGTAGTTAACGTCCC